GCGATCTTGATGCCGCCGATCCCGATCACGGTTCCGTCGCTCTTCTCGATCCGACCGCGCAGGTACGCCCGCCCGCGGTCGATGCGGATCTCGGGCGTCGTCTGCCCGGCGGTGTAGCCGGACGCGAGGGTGATCGGCCGCCAGTCGGCGAGCGGTTCCCAGACGGTTGCCCACGTGTTCGTGCTCGCGCTCGTCTTGATCCACAGCGAGCCGTCCTCGGCCGTGACCGCGGTGTGCAGCGGAGCGGCCGCGTACGTCGCGTCGCGCGCGGCTTTGTCGACGACGTGCTGCAGCAGATGCGGGTCGACGGCGAGCCCGAGAGCGGCGAGCGCTCCGGGCCCGATCGGTGCATCGCCCCCACCGGGAACGGGGAGTTGCGCGTTGCCGACGGTTGCCATAAAGCACCCCTAACTAGCTGAACGTGATCGTGATCGCGCCGCCCTGTACGGACATGTAGTCGCGGCTGCCGCTCGCGTAGATCGCGAACCCCTTCGCCGCACCGGAGGCGAGCTGAGAGCGCCATGAGGCGGGCAGCGTGGCCGTGCCGGTCGCCCCGACCGACAGCGACAGCAGTTCCTCGGGCCCGTCGTCGAGGTCGAGCTGCCCCGACGGCGGCGAGTTGTGATTGTGCAGGTAGACGTGCAAGGGGCGTTTGGCGTTGGCGCCCGAGCCGCGGCGGCGGGTGAACTTGACGGTCATCTTCGCGACGGTCTTTCCGGCGCACGCGTTCGCGATGTCGCTGCCGTAGAACCATGCGCCGCGCCGGTTTCCGCGGCCGGTCCAGTCGCCTTGCGTCGGGTAGTTGGCGTAGTCGTCGGGGCGGCCGCCGCGCCATGTCCCGTACGACGAGGGCGAGATCGTCACCGGTTTCGGTGCCCGCTCGGCCGGTGAGTCCGGCGAGGTGTCCGACTCGCTCGCGAGCTGCCCGTACAGCTCGACCTTGCCCTCGCTGCTCTTGCGCAGAAACAGCGTCTGCACGGTCTGCCACCCCGTACCGGACGGCGCAGCCGTACCCCACGTCGCCGACCGCACGACCTGCTCGTCGAGGGCGACTTCCTTCGCAAGTGAGCGAATCGTGTCCTCGTCGACCTCGCCGGGATCCTGCCCGAGCCGCCACATCACGACCGGTTTCGCGCCCGGCCGCAGCGCGACCCAATCGCCGGGCGTGCGGTTGCGGTACGAGTCGACGCACGGCACATCGAGCAGCAGCGCCCCGCGGAAGTCGAGGTTCACGCCGACGTCGGTGACGTCGACGACCTGCGCCGAGACCGTGCCGCCGGCCGCCTTGCTGCCCTTGACGGTCGCGATGTCCTCGCCGAGCGCGCGTGCCGCCTCGCTGGTCAATTCAGCCTCCGTGCCGTCGTCCTGGTCGTGCAGCTCATCGAGGCGGCGCCGAGGCTGTACGACAGGCTGTCGATGATGTGGCGCTGCCACTCGCCCGGCCGCACCTCGACCTCGACGACGTCGCCGGGTTCGAGGGCGGGGTGACAGACCGCGGTGAAACTGAGCGTCGCCTGCACGCCGAGGCTGTCGGCCAACTTCGCGCGGCCCACGGTTTCCGCCTGCGCGGCCGACGTGATGAGCGGCGACGAGTAGCGCTCGACTCGCAGCCGCACCCACGGCAGCCCGAGCCGCTGCGGCGCCAACGGGTCGCTTACCGGATCCGGGCCGGCGTACGTCAGTGAGGTCGGGTCGTCGTCCCACACGAACACGGGGCCGACGGCGGCCGATCCGTCGCCGCCGTCACCGGAGATCACCCACAGATTGACGAGCCCCTCGGCGCTCTGCTTTTCGGCCGGCTTGACCAGGGCGACGCCGTACGGGATCCGCCACACGACCGCGTCGTCGAGGGTCGGGGTCGGCGCCATCGTGGGCACGCCGCGGGCGTCGACGTAGAACTCGCCGCCGAGCGCCGCCGCGATGCCGGTCGACGTACCGCTGCTGTCGGTGCCGCCGCTCAGTGCCTGCCACCGGTCCTCGTCGACGACGATCTGCGGCACGGCCGTGCCGCGGTCGGCGCCGGCCTTCCACGAGACGACCGCGTTCGGCAGCGCCTCGCCGACGAGCGGGTCGACCAGGGCACCCGCGGTGTCCGGGCCGAGGGTGCGCGCGATCGGGAACTTCGCGGCGCGTATCGGGTCTTCGAGCCCGAGCAGACCGACCGAGGCGCCGAGGCGCGTGCGCTCGACGTCGTCGACGACGTACACGCCCGCCGGGATCCATGCGACGTCCATGCGCGGACCGGCGATGCCCTGATACAGGCGCACTTGCGTCGACACCGAGTTGACGCCGCTGCGGCCGAGCGGCACGCCGAGCAGATCGCAGCTCGCCGAGTACCGGCATTCGGCGCTGCGGTCGGCCCGCACGTCGCTGTCGCCGACCTGCGCCGGCACCCACGTCACGCCGCCGTCGTTGGACCATTCCGCCCGCCGCGGCCGCCGAGCCGGCCCGAGTACCGCGCGGTGCACCGCCTCGGGAACGGTGAGCATCTCAGGTGACTCCGTTCGTCGACAGCGACGCCCACGAGCTGTAGCTCGCGGCGACCGCATCCCACGTCGCGAACTGCTCGGCCACCGTGTCCCACGACCAGGCAGGCAGCCGCATCGGCTGATCAGTCGTGTCCGGGCGGGCGACCGGCGTGATCGTCCAGCCGAACCGGTACCCCTCGCTGCTGCCGAGTTTGCCGGTCGGCGTCGGCCCGCTCACGTCGCCGGGCACGTGGAAAGCGTCGGGGAACAGGTAGCCCGGCCGCGCCTGCGCGAGCAGCACACCAGAGCGCAGCAGCTCGCGCATGCGGTCGACGTCCTCGGGGCCGACGTCGACGACGACCTGCACCGCCTCGGCCGACGCCGTGTCGTAGGCGACCGCGACGTACGGCGAGCCCGCAATGTCGGCGGTGTCTTGCCGGGCGGTCGACGTGCCGCCCGACCAGTCGACCACCATCGCCCGCATGGACAGTCCGGGCTCGTCGAGACTCTTGATCCACAGATCGCGCTCGTCGCCCGGCTCGGGCGCGGGCACGGTGACAGCGAGACTCGATACCGGCCCACTGCTGCCGTCCGCGTAGATCGCGGTTGCGGTGTAGACGACGCCGACGCCGAGCGGCGCCTCGCTGTCGTACGCCGTGCCGACACCCTCGATCGCCCACGCGGGGTCGGCCGAGCGGACTAGCACCGGGGCGGCGCCCGGATCGGTCCGGGTAATCCGCACCTGCATGACGTTCGCCGCGCCGGGCAGCGCCGTGCCGGCGGTGTAGTCCACCGACAGCACGACGCCCGCCCACAGCTCGTCGACGATCGCCGCGAACCAGCCATCGGGCGACGTGATGCGCGTCGGCAGCGTCACGTGCGGCGCCGCGGGGTCGACGATCATCGGCATGGGTCATCCCTTCTTCGATCCGGCTCGGCTGCGTTTGCGGACGTCCGCGAGACCGGCGTCGACCCGCTCGTCGACGACCGCCTCGAACTCGTGCTCGCCGACCCGCAGCACGAGCGTGTCGCCCCGCTGCAGCCCGCCCGCCGCCTGCGCCTGCGCTGCAGCCGCGGGAACGACGGTCGGGAGCGACGCCGTCGCGAGCCGCTGCGCGCCTGCCCGCACGGCGGCGAGCGACTTGTCGCTGCCGACGACGACGCCCGCGCCGAGCTGCTTGCCGATGCGCTCGGTCTCGCGGCTCGGCGAGTGAATGTCGAGCCGCTTCTCGATCGAGTCGACGAGCGCGTCGCCTAGCTTCTTCATCTGCGCCTGCAGCGCCTTCTCTTGCGACTGCAGCCCGGTGAGGAATCCGGCGCCCGCGTTCTTCCCGGCGTCGTACATCGCGTCGGCGAGGACGTTGCCGTACGACGTCGACAGCTTCGCGCCGGACGCCGCAAGACTGTTGATCTTCTTAATGTCGCCCGCGTTCGCCCCGGAGACGAGCTGCGCGAGGTTGCTGTCGGGGCCGGCCGCGACGAGCTGCTGAATGACGGACTGTGAAACCCCCTTCTTCTGTGCCGTCTTGATCAGCGACTCGAACGACGTGAGCGACGTCTGCCGCGACTGCATGCCCGAGATCAGGTCGCCAACCGACGACACGTCGCCGAGGCTCGTGAGAGAGAGGTAGTCCTGCGCGCTCTTCTTCTGGTCGGTCGCCGCCTGCTTCGCTGTGGCGATCTTCGAGGCGACGCTGTCGCGCTGCTTGGCGAGACCCTGCAGCTTCACCGACGTCTTGCTGACCTGGTCGGCGAGACCCTTGCCCGCCTTGCCGGTCTTGCGCAGATCCTCGGCGAGACTCTTCGCCGCCGACGCGATCGAGCTCGCCGAGCCGGTGAGCGACTTCGTGAACGACTTGAGGTCGCCCGGTACTTCCTTGCGTGCCTTCGCTCCGGTCGTGCCCTTCGCGAACCCGCGCAGCGCGCCGAGCCCGGCCATCATGCCGAGTGACGTGCGGTTGTCGTACACGGTCGAGTTGCCCGACCCGAACCGCACGAGCTCGGGCCCCTGCTCGCCGACCCATGCGAGTTCGCCCGCCCTCGGTCGGCCGCCCGAGGCGTACCCGCCGGCGCGGTTGTACGCCGCCGACAGCGACCCGTACGTCGCGAGCGCGTACCGCATCGAGGCGTAGATGTTGGCGAGAGGGTCATAGATACCGCGGCTGCGTAGCTTCCCGGCGTACGCGTTGAACGTCGACCCGATCGTCTGCATCAACCCGCGCGACGGATCGCCGTTCTTCGCGTTGATGTCCGTAAGGTTGATCGCCTTCGGGTTGCCGCCCGACTCCTGATTCATCCTGCGCAGCACGGTCGGTAGCAGACTCGCCGGCTGCCCGACGAGCTTCAACGCCTGTAGGACGATCGACGACCAGCGCTTGACGCCCGAGCCGCCGACGTCGCCCGACGAGCCGCCGAACATGCTCGTCGCGGCGCCAACGACCTTGTCTTTCAGGCTCGACAGCATCTTGAGCGGCACTTTGCCGATCATCTGCGCGAACTTGTTCTGACCGATCGCTGCGATCTTGTCGCGGATGAACCCGGTTGCCTTGTCCCACAGCTTGCCGGGATGCGCGAGGAAGTCGGCGCCGTCCATGATCGCGCCGCCGACCTTCTTCGCGCCGCTCACGACCGTGTCGACGGCCGAGCCGCCCCACCCCTTGAGGGTGCCGATCACACCGCCGTCGGCCATCAGTTGATGCCCGGCCGCCTCCCACAGCGCCTTCGCGCGACCCCTGTATTTCGGGTCGGTCGGGATCACGAACTCGGGATGCTTCGGGTCGCCCTCGCCGACGATCGCCGTCGGCCGGTTCACCTTCATCGGCGCGGCCGCACCCCACGGGCCGACCGTGCCGCCGGCGGCGAGCAGCTTCGGCGCGGCGGGCAGCTTACTGAGCCCGACGAACCCGGCGACCTTATCCCAGACGGCTTTAATTCCATGCGAGTAAACCGTCTGAATTACGAAGTTGATGGGCTTTTTGGTAATGCTCTCGATTTTCCCGAATGCCTTACCAATCGCATCCTTCGCAGTTTCGAATGCGCCGCCGAACAATTTGAGGCCGCCCTTTGCCGCGTCAAACGCGGGCTTGAGCCCCTTGGTCCACAGGAACCCGGCAGCCGACACGATGCCGTCGAACGCCGGTTTGATCGCGCCGCGGTACAGCGAGGTACCGGCCGCGCCGAGCGTGCGCAGTCCCTCTTTCGCGTACCCGAAAATGACCTTGGATCCGGTCCAGAACCACGAGACGACCGTCATGATCCCGCGGAACGCGGGCTGAATCGCATTGCGGTACAGCCACGATCCGGCGGCGCCGAGCGCCCGGAGGACACCCATCGCGGCACTCATGACCGGCTTGAGAACTGAGCTGTACATCCATGACGCCGCGGCGGCGATCCCATGGAACGCGGGGGCGAGCGCCGTCTGCCACAGCCACGAACCGACCGCGGCGAGCAGTTTGAACGTGGCGACCAGCGGCAGGATCACGATCACGGCGACGACCGTGAACAGGATCTTCGCGCCGGTCGCGATCGCCGAGAACGTCGGCGCGAGCACGGTCGACCACAGCCACGAGGCGGCCGAGCCGACCGCCTGCAGCCCGGTCCAAATGCCCTGCAGTGCAGGCTTGAGAAAACCGTTCCACGCGGTCATCGCGGCCGACTGGATGCCCTGCCAGGCGCCTTGCACGATCGCGCGGAACGTCTCGCTCTTCTTGTACGCGACGTAGAGGGCAGTGCCGAGGGCGAGCACGCCGACGACGATCAACCCGATAACGTTGGCTTCCATGACGGCGTTGAGCACGCCCGTCGCAATCGCCCACCCGCGCGTGACCGCGGTAACCGCGAGGATGACGCCGCGGTACACCGTGAAAGCAGCGGTCATGCCCCACGTGGCGATTGTCGAAGCGCCCGCCACGATGGCGATGCCGCCGATCGCAATGCCGAGGGGCAGCAGCCATGCGCCGTAGTCCTTGACCCACTGCACACCGCCGGCGAACGCATCCGCGGTGCCCTTGACTGCGGGCACGAGGTAGTTGATCAGGGCGCCGCCGACCTGTTGTGCGGGCGGCAGCACGTAGTCGCGGAGGAACTGCCCGAACTCGCGCAGCGCGGGCAGCGCGTACTTGCTCGCGAAGTTGGCGAGCCCCTGCAGTGCCTGCCGTTTGAACACTTCGATGTCTTGGCTCGCGGTGTTGCTGAGCGTCTTGCCCATGCGCCCGGCGGCGCCGCCGACCTTGCCGAGCCCGTCGGCCGCCTTGCTCGGGTCGAGCGCGTACAGCGCCTTGCCGAGATCCTCGGCCTGAGTGCCGAACAGGCTCGTCGCGACCTGCGCTTGCTTGACCGGGTCCTTAATCCCGCGCAGCCGGTCGAGGGTGAGCTGCAGTACGCCATTGGCTGTCTTGCCGCCCTTGGCGAACTTGCTCGCCATGTCGTCGGCGTCGAGCTTGAGCATCTTGAAACCGGTCGCGGTCGTCTTGCTGCCGTCGACGGCACGGATCGAGAACTCTTTGATCGAGTCGGCGACGAGGTCGCCATCGCGGGCGCCCGCCTGCAGACCCTGATTGATCAGACCGATCGCGGTCGAACCCGACAACCCGGCTTTCTTCCACTGCACCGAGTACTCGTTCACGGTGTCGATCAGGTCGCCCGCCTTATCGGCGCCCGACTGGAACCCGGCCGTCAACAGGTCGAACCCGGCCTTCGCGTTCTTGACCAGGCCCGTACGCATGAGCTGCCCGACAGCCTTTGTCGAGTCGGCGACGTCGGCATCGAACACGTCGGCGAGGTTCAGCGCCGACTTAGACAGCCCGGCGAGTTCCCGCTGCGGCGCCTTGAGTGCGGCGACGCCGTTCTGCTGCAGGCTCTTGAGGCTGTCGTTTACCTGGTCGATCGACTCCCCGTACCCGGCGCCGTACACCTTGCCCGCGATCTTCCCGGCGCGCGCCGACTCCTTCTCGGTGAGCCCGAGCGAGGCGGACAACTTCGCGTTGCTCTTGTCCTCCTCGACTGCCTGCGCGAACCCGGCCGCGAACAGTGCGCCGCCCGCGACCGCGACGCCGGCGACGCCCGCTTTCAGCTTGCCGCCGAGCCCGCCGAGGAACCCCTCGCCCGCGTCCTGCCCGGCGCTCGTGCCGACCCGCGCCGACTCGCCGCTGATCTGCTGATTGAGCAGCCGGCCGAAACCGCGTGCCTCGGGCACGACGGATACGTACCCGACACCGACCTCGACCGGCATGCGTCATTCCCCCTTCGTGCGCGCGAGGATGTGCTCGTACGCCGCCCGCGCTTTCGCCCGGTCCCGCTCGGCCGTGGCCTCTGTCTCGTCGGGCGTCGGATCGCCCGGCCGCCAACCCGGCTCGGGGTAGGCCATGGGCGGTTTCTTCGGGTCGCGGTTGGCGTTCACAAACGCGGTGAACAGCAGCGCGAGCAGATCGCGGCTGTCGGCGGCCGCGTAGTCGAGCGACTGCCATGTGTGCCCGTTGTGAGCGCGGGCTGTCGCGCCGTTCGGCGGCAGTTGCTCGACCAGGACGCGCAGCAGCCGCAGCGTGATCTCGCCCCGCCAGTACGCGGCGAGCGGCCCGCCCGGTCCGTAACCGGGGTAGTGGTGCGCGAGATCCGCCTCGACTGCCTCGGGGTGCTCGCCGAGAACGTCGAGCACGGTGTACGTGTAGACCTCGACGACGTCGTCGCCGTCCGGGTCTACCCCTTCGTAGGGCGCACCTTGCCGACCTTGTCCTGTGCCTCGTTGCGGATACCGACGTACAGCAGCGCAAGGGAGTTGACGTCGCCGCCGACGGCGATGAACTCGTCGAACTGGTCGCCGAGCAGGATTCGACAGCTCGCCTCGTCGCCCTCTGCCTTGTTGAGCTCGCGCTGCATGTCGTCGGGCGTGAAGATCGGGTGCGGAATGCTGAACACGCGCGGGTCGTCCTCGGGGCCGAACTCGAACTCGACGCGCTCGCCGCCGACCGCCTCGACGTACGAGCGCTTGACGGTCTCCAGTCGGTACCGGCGCTTGTTGGGCTGCGTCATGATCGTGTCTCTCTCTCGGGTGA